CAGCAGCCACTTACGCGATCGAATATGGTTCTCCCGCGATACTATCCGTATCAGTTGGCACGTCTACCACCAAGATCACGACGAACTACTCGACGAAGGTCATCACGATATCGAGCCATACGAAAAACGCAGTTATCAAAGTTGGTTACAACATGTACACCTACGAACCGTGCGCGGTGCTCTCCGAAGATGTAGATAAAAACCAAACGATCGGATACGCGAAGACTCTGCTCAACGGTGTAGTGGCCGATTCTGATCTGTACGGCACGCTGAGCGCGGACACAAAAGCGAGACTGGCGAAGAACGGAATCATTGTACTTGAAAGAGAAGGGGTGACGGCGTAATGGCGACGTTCAACAGTGCTACCTGGACTACGTTATTGACTAAAGTATTGCAACAGATGAGGGATGAGCCGTTCTTTCTCACGCAAATGCTTGGATCCAGTAAGATATTCAGCCCGACGACCACGATCAAATGGCGAATGATCACCACTTCCGGCAAGATGAGCTCGATCGGATTACGTGACGATCCGGCGCGCAATATTGATTACAAGAACACCGCCGAAGATATCACCGTGACGCCGCCCCAAATCTTCGAACGCGACAGCATCGAATCGACGGAAGCTTTGACTTCTTCGTTTAATCTGAATGAACTTGCAAACCTGAATGACGCTTCGGATATCACGCGTTCCTTCGCGTATTCCTACGGCGTTAAACTCCAGGGGCTTCGCGATCGGCTTAAACGCCGTATCGAGTATATGTTCGGACAACTCCTCCTGACTGGGAAAATCAGCTTCACAACGACTGAAAGAACATTTGAGCAGGATTACAGAATCAGCACAACCGGGAAACTTTCGGTGAGCAGTTCAACGGACCCGCTCGAACTTATCGGCGCGGAATGCGAGACGTTCGCGCAAACACTCGGGATGTGGCCGAACGTTATCCTGATGACCCCGTGTCTTGCGCGCGGGATTATGAACCACTCAAAAACAGAAAAGTATATCAGCAAAAACAATTACAACTTTGGGTTGCTTAAGCCTCGGTTTAATTCGCCAAGCGTTCGGTTCATCGGCGAGTTCCAAGAGTTTGGGATCCCTGAAATATACGTGTATTCCGGAACCTACGCGAACGATTCGAACGTTGCGACCAACTACATCCCCGAATCCTCAAGCACAAGCGGAAAGATGATTCTGCTCAATACAAGCCAATTTGCTCTTGGCTACGGCGCGGTTGTCGACTTTGAACTCAAACCCGATGGATCCCCAATTATGACCGATGTCATCGTCAAAGAAAAGATTCCCGAAGCATCCGAAGGGCACACGAAGACTATATCGCTACTCTCCTATCCTCTCCCGATTTTGTATAACGCTAACGCGTGCAAAGTATTTACAAGCACGATATCCTAATAGGCCACGCCGGTATAACGCCGGCTGGTCCTTTTTAGAGGTGACCGGATATGACAGTGGCGCAACTAAAGGCTAAGTTCCCTGAAGACCTTATTAACAGCTTGACGGAATCGGACGATTCGATTCTTACCGTGCTGCTCGCGGAAGCGGAGACGTTTATCAACTCGATTATTGCAATCACAGACACAACCCTCAAAGAGATACACGAAACGTCTTACGTGATTTACCGGTTATATGAGCGGCACGGATTCCAGGAGCAGGCTCAGGCATATTACGATCGATTGATGAGCGCGCTCAAGAAGACAACCGGAACAGATGCGGCGGCCCCTTCTTCGCAACACTATATCACGGCGGGCACTCAGGTATTCACAACAACCGTAATGGATAAGTGGTGATGTTATGGCCATCACGTTTACCTATACCGACAAAGGCATTGATACGCTTACCAAACGGTTGAACAAGGAGCTTTCCGATCTCTCTAAACCGCTCAAAGACGTAGCCGTGTACATGAAAGAGGAAGTGATGGAGAACCTCGAGCAAGAAGGGCGGCCGAAGGGATGGCCAGCGCTCGCGGACAGCACAATCGAGAAAAAGAAGAAGGTCAAGGGCGTAAGCGGTCAAATCCTCGAGTTCCACGGTAAGCTCAAGCAATCGATCAACCTGCGTTCAGACAAGAGTGAAGCGTCGGTATTCTCTGGCGTGTTCTACGGCGTGTATCACCAAACAGGCACGCGAAAGATGCCGCAGCGAGCCTTTATGCCGTACTCTGACAGCGATGGAATTCCGCCGTTCGATACCAAGGGAATCGAGAACATCAAAGATATTCTTCTTGAGCATCTGACAAGGGCGTGTGATTGATATGTACAAAGAGCTACTTGACGAGATAAAGAACGCGTTGGATACGGAGTTCCAGGCAGAGACGGTCAAGATCGGCGCGCTGAACTGGGCGAAGAACGCGATCTATCCGTTGATAGAGATTTTGCCCGGAAGAGCCGATCGCGCGGTGTATGTGAGCAGTGCAGGCGTCGCAAAAGAAAAGCTCGACTTCACAATCATCTACGCGAACCGCGGCACCTTCGCACAGGCGGAAGAGCTTGAGAAGAGCAACGCGGAAGCAGCAGAAAAAATTGTGGCAATATTCAAAAACAAGAACAGCAACATCGAAAACCGGCGGGTATTTTATCAAGTGCCCGGATACGCGCTCGAACGAATACTGGTTGAATCATCGAACCATTACGTCGTGGGTGCGGCAGTCGAAATACAAATCGAAACGGTGAGGTGATAAAGTGGCAGCGTTACAAGGTTCTCAAATGAAGGTGGTAGGTAGACTTGAGTCGTCCGGGACTAACGTTCATCTCGGGTTACTTCAAAGCATATCGCCTTCGATAACGAACGAGGCCGCCGAAGAAAAAGGGATCGGCGGTTATACCAGGACCAGAATGACCAAATACGATCAAGCGATCAGCCTTGGCGGATTGGTTACGAGTAAAGATGTGCTGGCGTTTGGGACGAATACCAGCAAAGGCGTGCCTCCCGCGGTCGAGTTGCGAATACACGACGCAACACTCGGGAGTTGTTACTTCGGAAACATGACGATCAGCGGAGGGGAAGATGCGCCGCTCAAATACTCGCTCGACGGAATGTTCTTAAGCATTACGACGGGCGCGACGGCACCGACGGCGATCACCCCAGAGACTTACTTCGTTTTCTCGGACGCGACGATCAAGTGGGGGAGCGAAACGGATACCATTCGTAGCTTCTCGCTCAGCAAGAATCAAGATGTTACCGGCATTTACGGGACGTCGTTGTCTCCGACTGACGTGGAGATCGGAACGGCTACCTATGAGGGCGAGTTTGTTATCGCATCCTCTACCGTCAGCAAGATCGCTACGGGCGCGTGGGATCCGGCGCAATCAGCGATCACATTCGCGATTGCGTTTGTAGACGCCTCGAGCGCTTCCCACACGATCACATTCTCCGGTACCGGTGCGAAGATTACCGGCGCCTCCGGAAGCGTTGACCCTGATTCCGAGTTTGAAGTGACACAGACCTTCTCATTTGAAACATTCACCATCGCTTAGAGCGCGGGGTAAAACCCGCGTTCTACTTTATTTTTGAAGGGAGAGAAAATAATGAATCTATTCATTGGACCGCAAGACACGTATACCGTGAAGGTAGCAAATACAGATATTACTCTAAAGCCGCTATATGCGGACGATTACTTTACAAGCGTATCGTTATTCCGAACGCTCGCGCAAGTTTTCACAACCGGGCAAAAGATCGAAAAGCAGGATATCGACAGAACGTATGATCTACTCACAAAACAAATTGTTAAGATCGAGGGTGTGAGCGAAGTAACAAGAGAAGTCGTTAAAACAATGAATCCATCGGCGATGATCGAAATCGTGATGGAGATTGCGAAACACACGCAGTTAGAAGGCAAGGATAAATCCTTTCGTCAAAACGCAGGTGATTAAAGACAACATACCAATCGAGTACATCATCTTTCGAAGAATCGGATCCCTGCCGTGGGGTTGGAAAACACCTATGCGGACGGTGTTCGCACTCTGCGAGTACGAGAGGCAAATAAACGAGTTGAAAACGGCAAGAAAACGCTAACAAGCATTGAAGGGAGAGAAAAGAGATGACGGAAGAAATAACGCTATACGTATCCAAAAACACAAAGAAGGAAATTATGATATTCGGCAAAAAAATAGTGGTTCGGCCGATCACCAGCATCGATTACGCGGAGAACCTCGGGAACATCAAAGCGTTCGGCGAGGGATTGCAAAACGCGGACAACATTAAGCCGGAGATAATGAAGGCTATCGTGTACCTGTTTTCGAAGATGATTGTGTCGGTCGAAGGGTACGACGGCGCCATCAACGAAGAGTTTGTCAAGAGCTTCACACCGGAATTTATGATCGCGCTGATCCCGGTACTGGTTAGCCTTGTATCCATCAACGACAAGGAGCGATCCTTTCGTGCGAGCGATGAAAAAGCTCGGCAAAATCCCTGATGAATACTGGCTAATCAAACGGATGGGCGGTTATCCGAACGGCTGGGATGAACCGATCAAGAACGTGTTGGTGTTATCTGAATTTGAGAAGGCGGAATAAGGAGGTGAGCGGCAATCGCAAACAATCCTGAGATAGAAATCAAGATAAAGGCAACGAACGAAGCGGCGAAGCCCTTAGCTGACCTTGAGAGAGCGGTAAAGGACACAAGCGATAAAGCTAAAGAGGCGGCAAAGAATACACAAGAACTCGCGGCGCAACAAAAAGCGGCGGAAAAAGCGGCCCAAGAACATAAAAAAGAATTGAACGAGATGGGCACGGCGCTCCAAACCGTGGGCGCGGCGATGGCCGGAATTGGCGGCGCGATAACGGCCGGGCTCGCCTCCGCCGCTAATTCATTCGCAGACTTCGACGCGAAACTCAAAGACATACAAACGAGCACTGGCGCGACAAGCGAAGAAGTCGAGATGATGTCAAAGAAGATCACGCAACTCGGCGACGGCGCTACGTCGATCGAACAGATCACGCAGGGATTCAGCGCCTTGGCGGCAAATGGCGCATCACTCCAAGAGATGAACGTGATCATGGAGAGCGCCACACAATTGATGAGCGGGTTCGGCGCATCTGCTGAGACGGCATCTGGCATCTTGCAAACAGCTGTCCGAGCGTACGGTGTTAGCCTTGAACAGTTAGAGACGACAACCGATCAACTCGCGGAAGCCTCCAAAAGCATCGACATGAGCGTACTCGCGGATCAACTCCAGAAGGTTGGACCGGCAGCGAGCGCGGCGGGCGTATCCCTCGGCGAAACGGTTGCTGGGTTGCTCTCGCTCAAAGAGAAGGGTGCGAATACGGAGCAGGCCGTTCAGGGCTTGCGGAAACTATTCACCGAATTAAGCGCGCCTTCCGAGGCGTTGAAGACAACTCTTGAGGGGCTTGGCGTCTCGCTTGAAGACCTATCGAATCCGGCATTGTCTCTTTCGGATAAGATAAAGTTACTCCGAGACTCCGGGCTCGATGCGGAGAAAGCGTTAAAAGCATTCGGAGCTGAAGCGGGCGCGTCGGTGGCGTTGTTGCTTGAAGACGGTGGCGACGCGATAGACGGCTATATTGAGAAGCTTGAGAACTCTGGCGGCGCGGCCAAAGACGCGGCGAACCGGATGGAAGGATCGCTCAAAGGCGCGATAACCAGCCTCAAGAACTCGTTTACCTCGCTCAAGAACTCGATCGGCGCGTCTGTTGCGCCTTTATTCACCGGCATCGCCAACGCAGTGAAGGGACTTGTGCAGTGGTTCGATAAGCTGCCGGCCCCGATCAAAGGCGTCGTGACGCAATTTGGCGCGATAGCCGGAATGGGCGCGACGCTTGTGGGCGCGTTATCCGCGATCGCCGGGACGATCATCAAATCAATTGATAACTTCAAGAAGTTCGGCGACATAATGAAGAACCTCTACACGACAGACCTGCCAAGGCTTGCAACGGGGATAAAGGAAGTCGGAACCAAGATACTTGAACTCGGGTCAGTCGCGGGGACAAACATATTCAGCGCGCTAAAGGCCGGCGCGGCTGCGGTAACGACGGAGATCAAGAAAACGGCGCAGGAGTTCTCCGGATTCCAAGGCGCGCTCAAAGCCGGGATAGCAGTCGGCGCGTTTGCGGCGATGGCTGCCGCCCTCGGGCCGGTTATTGAGGCGGTTAAGAAAGCGCGTGTCGAAGTCGAGGCGCTCAAAGAAGGCATTGCGGATATCAGCGGAGTTAACATCGAGATGTCCGACCTCGAGAAGTTCACGGCGAACATCGCATCGCTCGGCGGCCTTATACCGGGCGTCAAGGAATCGCTCGAGACAATGTTCATCGCAAACAAAGTAACGGACTACAACAACGCCGTATCTACCAATCTTGACCTGATGGAACAACTCGCGCGCGCGTGGGCGGATTATAACAAAGGCAAACTGACGCTCGAGGAGTTCGCCGCCGTACACGCTGACCTCAACAAGAAGATCGAAGATGTCGTAAAAAGCGCGGGTGGAATCAAGCCGGCATTTGGATCCGCTGCCGACGGCGTGACGGAATTACGCGACAGCATCGACAAGCAAATGAGCGACGCGGCAAACATCGCGGAAGGCAAGGCAAAAGACGCGGCTAGTTCTATTGAGAACGCGTTCAAAAACATCGATGTTCGCCCTGACTTACTTCCGGAAAGCGTTGTCAACTCATTCAAAAGTCGGCTTGGCGAACTCAACTTCAAGACGATCGAAGAATCGGCGAGAAACGCATCAGAAAAGATCAACACGTTCTTTGACGTGCTTGGGAAAGAGGTCGCGGCCAAACTCGGCGTAATAGACGGCTACGAGTTCTCGACGATACCAGGGAAAGCAGCGCAAGCGGCCAAAGACGTACTCAGCGCGTTCGTGGATGTGGGCGTGGACGCCAAATCGGCGCTCGATATCATCAACACAATCGACTTCAAAGGGTTGGCCGTATCGGTGGATGACGCGAAGAAGCGAATCACGGACTCGCTGCTGGCAGTCGGATACTCGGCTACGGAAGCGGAGAAGTTCGTCAACGCGATCGATTTTGACACACTTAAAAAGAACGCAGCGGGCGCAAAAGACGACATTGCGGACGCCTTCACGAGCGCGAAGAATAAAGCGTTGCAAGAGCTTGAAGAGATCGATAACAAGAAGTTTGATATGCTTCGGTCCAATCTTTCAAAAGCGGTCACCGGCGCGATAGAAGAAGCGAACCTCAACATTAAAGACATGAGCGATAAATTGGACAAACTAAACGGCAAGAAGATCGCCGTGACATTCGACTTCGCGGAAGCGGGCGCGTGAGTATGAGTTTAGAAAATATGAAAGCGAAAATAGAAGGGATCGGCGCCGCAATCGACGCGATAAACGCAAAAAAGATTGTGATCCCGTTTGAAAGCGAGGCGGCCGCGA